CGGACACGAAACCCTAGGGTACCTTTGGGGTCATAGTGCCTTTGGGCACACAACTGGATGAAATACACCTCTGCACAATATCAAAATTCCTGCTCAGCAGGTTTTTTCTGTCTGTTAGGAGCGCTCCACGCACTTGACCAATAAGGTATATATCCTTCAGACAGAGTTTATTGACCGGCATGCATGACTAGTTACTGGACTACATCCCCTTCCCCTTCGTCATCCCATGATGGGGGGGCGAATATGGAAAACTCGGGCCTCTCGTAAGACTCGGTGTCAACCAGGCCTTTGATACGCTCAAGCCATTCAGAATATGTGTTACTACTTGATGTCACAGTGGCATACTCCATGTGTACGTTCGAGCCGTCAAAACCTATCAGTCTCCTCCTCTCTTCGTCCATAAGTGCCCAATGTACAACATTGCTTGGGCACTCTTCGTCGATGTTCACTTCCTCCTCATCTCCTATCTGCATACCTCCCATAGCAAAGGCATCCAGGGCCGATAGATCTAGAGATGGTGCTTGCTTCTCCTCTTGCTGTGTGCCTTTGGGCTTGAGCACATGCTCTGCGGTAGCTGATGTTGTTATATGCGATCTCTTATACGGAACCGACAGGTGATTACCACGGAGGTCTTCTTTAACATGCCCCCAAACCTCGCTGAGTGCTGAAGCTATGTCCACAGGATTGGTGCCATCTGCATAGGACTGCCCGATAGTGGCCACTTGAACCACTCGCTGGGCAACCTCCATGCATGTGCATTGCTGCGGCACATCTTCTAAATCTGTCTTGCTGATGTCAGACACGAAGCTCTCCCTGTCACTTGCTTTCTCAATGTGGTTAGAAACAGACTCTATTGTTTGTTGCACTACTTCTTCATTCCATGCAGATTCTGAGAACTTACCTGTGGTTGTGAGTATGCGTGACGCGAGTCTATAAAATACAGCTAAGTAATTGAGTCGGGTTATGGATGAATCAGTTGCATCCAGCCTTGCAAGCCTGTCAGCAGTTGATGTCCTCCTTTCAGCAGCTAGGCGCCACTGGGCCTTCAGAACTCTGGTCACTGTAGCTATGTTCCCTCTGCCACTTGAAACTGACACGGATGAGTATGCAGATGAGGTTGGTGGTTTCAAGTCCCTCAGTCTACTCCCTATCGAGTAAGATGCGCTAGTGATGTACAGAGTTGTCCCGAAGAATGAGTTTGCCTGGTGCCACATATCCTCTGGCTCACTTGAGCTTTCAGGTGAGAAGTGGTACCCCATAATGCCTGAAGACCTCAGGAACAATTCAAACATGTGCTGTGGTGGTTTATCAGGGCAAAACTTAGCCAGGTCGTGAACTAAGGCCAGGAACTCGTGTTTGCGTGGCTGCAATTCCTGTGAAAGGACCTCCCAATTCTCAACTTCAGTTGCCCAGTCAACGCCGTGCCTGTTTGACACACGAGCGAGTGCATTTGCGAACTTGCTGTTCCTCTCCACAAGGTTCAGTGCCATCATGTCTCGCCAAGATTCAGACACCTTTCGGGCTGCTGCTCGAGGCTCAAGTAGGGGCGAATCCTCGGCCACTCTGGTTATCACAGCTCTGGGTGCATCGACTGGTGCTGCAGCACCTGCTGTTTGGGGCGGTGGCCGCCTGCCGACGTTCTCCCATATGTGTGCGGAGGCAGAGTACCTCTCTGC